CATAGCCGCTTTTATCTAAAATCCGTTTTCCGTTTATCTCAATATTCCATAAAGAACGGCCATAGCTATTTTGCGTTAACTCACCAGAATGACTACTATAATTCAGACTTATTTCCTCGCCTTTTAAACGCATTTTATAATGAGAAAAAAGGGCAATATCGTTCTTGGTCATTTATAGACAATTTGCCAGAAGGGTGTGAGATTGATTGTTCTGGGTTTTTGGCAAAAGTCAAAATTGACATTACTGCACTGCGTGGGAATAGATAACTTTAAAGAGAAGGAATAGGAACATGACAAAATTTACAAAAACATCACTAAAAAAATTCATACGCGAGAACAGAGAAAATCTTTTAATCAAAGTAAAATCCAAATTTGATGGGATGACGGATTGTGTTCAAAGTACTGGTAATTATGAGTTTAGCCCCATTCAGGAATCAGATAGAAAAGGGCAGGATGCATACACTTTAGGCATTCATGGGCTTTGGCTTGTTGGTGGCTCAAGGGATTATTTTGAGGTTAGAGAAGAAAACGGTTACCGCATTGTTGAGGTTTATAATTGCTGCGGCTCTACTGAACTAGCTGTTAAGATTTAAGGGGGTTAAAATGATATTCAATCATATATTACATAACACAGACAACAAAAAAATTAAGGCCTATAACCGCCTTATCACCAAAAAACCTACAGGCGGCAATTTGCAACAAAAAATTGAGGCGCAAAAAGCGTGGAAAGCAAAATGCCAAGCATTGCTTAACGAGATACGCCAAGAGGTGCAGTCATGACATTCAACCCAATAGAACACTACGGCATGTACGGCATGACCAAGCAGGAGCTTCAAGAGCTTGCCCGTAAGAACGTGGCGAGCAACTACAAAGCAATGGCAACCCGCCGTGCATGTGAGAGAGTCATATTTTATAAAAGAATGATAGGTGAAGAATGATAAAATTTGTAAAATTATATCCGCGTCACTATTGGATAGAAAAAGACGGTCAAAAAATTGGTGAGTTAACGCAAAATAGCTATGGCCGTTCTTTATGGAATATTGAGATAAACGGAAAACGGATTTTAGATAAAAGCGGCTATGATTGTTTTTCATTAAATATCGCAAAGCAAATTGTTCGCGAAAAAATAAACACATGATAGGCCAAGAGTAAATTTTAAACAACCAAGAGAGAAGGACTACATAACATGACTATACGTTACAGACATTATAAAAATCTTAATAATTATCGGGATAGTATAGAATATGCTGAATATGCCAAGGATATAGGTTATTCAAGTTTTGCTTTTAAGGATACGAAAAGAAGCATAATAGGGGATAAGTGGGAAATTACAGAAGAAATTTATGATGATTTTCTAAATATGCTTCCCCCTTTAAATTATAAAGATAATTCTTTTTATATGCGTGAGTATTGCTTCGATAATATCACAACACGCTTTTCAAAATCAGGCGATAAATATTTTTGTTAATTCGCGCGGTACGGAACAGGTGCAGAATGATACACACCAGCGCAAATAGCTATACGGACACAGCGCAACTGAAACGCCATGATAATGGGACGTTCAGGGCTAGGCTCTATAGCATAAATAAAAATAGCAAATCTTGGCTTTGGATATTTTGGAAAGGGTTTTAGGATGACGGAAGCTGAAGTAATAGACCTCATGTGCCTTAAAATCGTTCAAGCAGGCAACCGCGCAAATTACGCCGCTCAGGTTGGTATAAGTGCGGTTATGCTAGATAAGATCATCAGGGGCGATAGAAAGCCCTCAGAGAAAATTCTGCGTGATTTAGGACTAAAGAAAACTGTGACCTATGAAAGGATAGAGAAATGACCGCGCCAGTGCTACAAATCATTGAATACGACAACACTTTAAACGGCTGGACGATTACCCCTGTGCTTAACGGGGTGAAGTCTGATCAGGATTATTATTTCTCAAGCTTTGAAGCGATGATGGAATTTATTCAATTCTATCGCCGCTCGCCAGTATCGGCAATCTTTGCCATGCTGCGGATGTCACACCTGAACGCTTTATACACTAATACTTTGGATTATTAGGGAGGGCTTATGACCAAGGATTATAAAATAGATATAAAAATTAAGAATAATTTGCTTTACAAATCTATGTTTGAGAATGGATTTAATACAGTATACGACCTAGCGAAAGCCAGCGGAGTGGCGGCAGCAGAAATATATCGTATATTGAATTTAAAAACAACTTTATACAACACAAGACGTAATAAAATAAGACCTGTATTTTTAAAATTGTCAGAAATCTTAAAACAACTACCTGAAGACCTAATACCAAAAAATCATTGGTATGAACCTCTAAAGAAAAATAAAGCCAGCATTGAAATGGATTTAAAAGATATTTCCTATTTATTGCCCGGTAAAAATCCTGATGAAATTTTATTTATAGAAGAAAAAAAGCAAATAATTCAAGATGCTTTATGCAAACTTACACAAAGAGAGAAATATATCATACAAAATCGTTTTGGTCTTGTTGATGAATGCACTCTTGAAGAATTGGGCAAAAATTTAAAGATAAGCAAAGATAGAGTAAGAAGTATAGAAGCTGCAGCATTAAGAAAATTAAAAAAAGATAGGATACTAAAATCATGCACAGACTAATCATAAAAGAATATCACCGCATCACAAAAGAAATTTATAAGGAATGGGAGGAGAAATTTTATTCTTACCATAACGCAGAACGTCGCAAACGAGAGCTTGAGTGGATAAATAGCGATACAGGATCGGCAAAGCGTGTTAAAGCAATCTTGATACGCAATCCGAAGCAAAAAGAAATTATATTTAAACCAGACTATTGACATTTTTTGCAAACTGGCACACGCTAAAAGCCCTTGGGGAAGGATATTTCATGGACTTAATAACGAGATTTTTAGGCATTTTGCAATCTGAAGGCTTTGTGCCTGTTAAACCTTTGGAGGAATACAGGGGCGGGAATTGGCCTAGATTGCGCTATATGAATGAAAAGAAATCATCTGGTCGCTATGCTTTGCATATTAAGGGCGATATAGCCTGCGCGACATATGGCAGTGATAAAGCGGATGGATTTAAGACGTGGCGTTCGTGGGAGGGGCAGACTTTAAAGTCAGAGGATATAAAAGCCGCAAAAAAATGGTTCGATGAAAAACAAAAATTGCAGGACAAGGCCGAGAAAGCTAGACATATAAAAATTGCGCGTAGGCTAACCAAGGTTTATAAAAACCTACCAGCCGCACCCGCAGACCATCCTTATCTAGTAAAAAAAGAAATAACGCCTCACCCACTTATAAAATACAGGCCAAAAACAAAAGGCCTTGTTTTGCCAATGCTGCAACCTGACGGCAAAGCGGGAAGCCTGCAATTCATAGCAGAGAGCGGGGCAAAGTGGTTTTTTACGGGCGGCAAGGTAAAGGACGGATTTTTGCCCATTACATCGGCGGGTGATGATTTTGGCGATGTGATTTATATTACCGAAGGATACGCAACTGGACAATCTATACGCGAGGCAACAAATAGGCCTGTAATTTGCTCTTTTACGGCTGCAAATTTACCAGCTATTGCAAAGGCAATGAAAAATAAGCATTCATCCGCGCTTATAGTTATTGCCGCAGATAATGACCAATTTCCGAGTAAAGACTGGCCAGAAAAAAAGCCGTGGAAAAATACGGGAATAGACAGAGGAACGCAGGCTGCGGGCTTATCGGGCGGGCTTTTAAAATATCCAGACTTTGACGAAGATACACATGATCTTAGGCCGACAGATTGGAATGATTACGCTTGCATTTATGGCAAAGAGAAGTTAAAATCTGCTCTGGCGGTGGAAAAATCTTATGCCCTTCCCAAAGAGCAAATCCTTTCCCCAAAGAGTGATGATTCCGCCGCCGCCTCTTCCCCCCATGGTAATTTAACACCAGCCGAAAACAAGTGGCGTCTCACTATGTCACAAGTGCGCTGGAAGGGCGGGCAAACGGGGTTCTTTGACGATAAGCACAGCATCCACAACGCGATATTATATTTAAGCTATCATCCTGACTGGGAAGGAACTTTTGTCTATGATGAGTTTGGTCACCAAAATGTTGTGGTCAAGCCTTTACCGTGGGATGATAAGGCTACGTTCAAATGGCGCGAGACAACGGACGCAGACTTAACGCAGCTTAGGGCAATGCTTTGGAGTAAGAATAATATTAAGTTAGGTTCCAAGGCAGAGATTAACGATGTTTTGGAGGTTGTGTCGAAGAATAAGACAGTTCACCCTGTGCGAACGTATTTTGATGGGCTTTTATGGGATGGGACGGCGCGGCTTGATGATTGGATTTTAAAGTATTGTAATCCGCAGGGCGGCAATCCTGACTATTTGCGCAAAGTGGCAGCGTGCTTTCTTTTGGCTGCGGTAAAGAGAATTTACTTTCCTGCAACGTTTCATAAGCAAGTTTTAGTTTTGGAAGGTGCGCAGGATATAGGAAAGTCAACTCTTTTGCGTGAGCTTGCCACGTTTAACGGCGTTGAGTATTTTAGCGATAAGATAAGTTTCAAGCACATAGGCAACCCATATCTTTGCGCGTATCTGGCGGGGATATTGATTTTGGAGTTTGCGGAGCTTCGGGGGTTTCAGGCGCAAGATCAAAATATTATAAAGGCATTTATTACGCAGACCGATGATGAGATGCAGCCAAAGCATAAAATGCGTGTTGTTCGTTATCCTAGGCAATTTGTCATGGCGGCTACTGTTAATAACTCTCAATATTTAGTAGACGCAACGGGCGGGGTAAGATTTTGGCCTGTTCACTGCGGTAAAATAGACATACACGGCATAAACCTTGTCAAACAACAGCTATGGGCTGAGGCTGTGCATCGTATTAAGCGCGGTGAGGAACATTGGATAAAGGACGATGATCCAGTCTATAACACAATGAAGCTAGAGCAAGCGCAACGCTTTGAGGGCAATGTATGGCTTGAGCCTATAAGGACTTATCTGGATGGCGCAGAACAGGCGGACGTGGACGATATTTTAAAGAACGGGCTATTTGTGCCTGTAGAGAGATGGTCAAATAAGTACAAAGAACAGGTTCGGGAGTGTCTGCGCGAGCTTGGATACGATAACAAGCCTAAGCGGGTCAATGGCAAGGTTGTTCGTGTCTGGATAAACCAAAATTATTATGCAAAGACCGATGAAAAAGACATTGATATACCATTTTAGGGGGATGTATGGAGCTATTTCAAGATCAAATTGACATGATAACAGGCGTTGAAAACTCTATGAGGGCGGCGAATAAGCGCGTATTGTTGAGAGCTGAAACAGGATCAGGGAAAACTATAACGGCCTCAAGCATTTTGCACAGGGCGCGGGAAAAGAAAAGTACGACTTGGTTCATTGTGCCGCGCAAACAGCTCTTAAAGCAGACTTCTATTACGTATAATATGTTTGACTTGCCGCATAGTTATATCGCCGCTGGAATGCCTTATGACCCGAAAGCATTGAACTATATTTGCAGCCTTCAGACACTTATTACACGCATTAAAGACTTACCGCCGCCGCGCTTGGCTTTTGTGGACGAAACGCATTTTGACTACAAGCTGGATGACCTTTTCAATTATTTCAAGCAGCACGGAACTTATGTCATTGGCCTATCTGCAACGCCTTTACTATCAAATGGTGATGGTATGAACAAGTGGTATCAGGACATGGTGTCAGGATTAGACCTTAGAAGCCTTATAGACTTAGGCAGGCTATCTGAATACAGGTATTTTGAAGCACGCGCACCAGATAAGGGGCTATTGAAGGCGCAAAAAAAGGGCGACTACACCATAAAATCCATGGCAGAATGGGCAGATGTTCACGGCAAATATATCGTTGGTAATGCTATTGAGCTATACAGGGAACACGCAAAAGACAAACTATGCATACACTTCGCCCCCAGTATCGTAGAGTCGAAAAAAGCCGCTGATATGTACAACGATGCAGGCATAAAGGCCGCGCACATGGATGGTGATACGCCTGATGATGTACGGGAGTGGATAATCAATAAATATGCAGACGGTGACTTTACCATGCTTTGCAATGTGGAGCTTATGACGTTCGGGTTTGACTTGGCGGCGCAGGTCGGGCGGGATGTAGTGATTGAGGCATTGATAGATGGATCACCCACAAAGTCACTGACCAAGCAACGGCAAAAATGGGGTAGAGCTTTAAGGCGTAAGGATATAGCCGCTCCAATATTTGACTTGGTAGGCAATCAGGACATGCACAATTATCCTTGCACCGAAATAGATTGGACGCTGGACGGCAAAGAGAGGACTGTTAGAAAAGAGTCAGAACGTGAGGTTAAGATGCGGCAATGCTCTAATTGCCCACGATGTCACCCACCAGCCCCACAATGCCCGCACTGTGGTTTTGTGTACCCTGTGCAATCCAGAACGATTGAGCAAGTGGACGGTGAGGTGGTGGAGGTCGATAAAGCGGCAATTCTTGAGGCTAAGAAGAAAAGTAGGATGGAAGTTGGCCAAGCTAAGACTAGCAAAGACTTGTGGAAAATAGCCAAAGAGCGCGGATATAAAGCGGGTTGGGTTTACAAAATGGCGGAAATGAAGAAAATAAGGTTATGAGTATGGAAAAAGGAACGGTGATTTTTAGCTGCACTTATGTAAATGATAACGAAAAGCAAGAGGCTGTGGCGTATGCAAAAGAATACATTGTGGCAAATAGCTACACACAAGAGCAGGTTAGAATAGCAGATCGTGGTGATATTATTGTGGTGGTGATGCGATGAAAGAAATAGATATTTTATGGCTTGTAAAGGCCGAAGCAGAGGCGCGGGGGGCTTATCTATGGCGTAACAACACAGGCGGCCTGTATGACAAAAACGGGAGGTTTATACGCTTTGGATTGTGCTTAGGCTCTAGCGACTTAATAGGGATATACCAAGGGCGGTTTTTAGCTATTGAGGTGAAAGCGGCAAAAGGAAAAGTATCGCCAGAGCAGGAAAAATTTTTAGGATGGATACGGGAAAAGGGCGGAATTGCTTTTGTGGCGCGTAGTGTTGATGATGTAAAAAAATATTTGACAATGGATTTTGATGCAGGTATAAATATGATCAATTAGGGAAAGGATTATTTATGACTGCAAAATTTATCAAAAATCTTTCAATGGAAGATTATCAGGCTAACACAGACCATTTAAGCAAAACCATGCTATCCGTTGGCTCTGATTGTTGGGCTAAGTTTAAATATCAATTTATTGATGGTAATTACGAAACTAAGGATACAAAATCCTTGCGCGTTGGCTCTGCTGTTCACACTCTAGCTTTAGAGCCAGAGAAATGGGAAGAGGAATACTTGGTATTGCCAGAAAATTACGATGTGCGCACAAAAGATGGAAAGGCAATGAAAGCAGATGCAGAAGCGTCTGGAAAGACTGTTTTGCGCTTTCAAGATGCTCAGGATGTTTTAGGCATGGCAAATGCTATCAAGGCGCACCCTTTGGCCTTGGGGCTTTTAGACTCAGATGGTCACGTTGAAAGCTCTATTTTTTGGGAGCAAGACGGCGTAAAATTTAAATGCAGACCTGACTTGATGCGTAATGATGGTCTTATTGTTGATATTAAAACCTGCAAGACTGCGCACCCTCGTATGTTTGCGGCAGATGCGTATAAGTTTAAGTATCATTTATCAGTGGCCTTAACGTGCAGGGGATACCAAGCATTGTACGGTAAAATGCCAGAAGAATATGTTTTTTTGTGCATTGAGTCGGAAGCCCCCTATATTATCTCATGCTTTACCAGCTTTGAAGCCACAGACTTTAGCGCGTCTGTTCTTGAGCTTGGAAACATTGCTTTGGATAAAATTATTGAGCAATATAAGTCAAACAAAGCCAATGATGTATGGCCTGCATATCAAGACTTGATACAGCCCTTGTCATTGCCAGCATATGCACAGGTGTAACATGAGCAATCAATTAGTAGTTATAGAGCAAAAATTAACCAGTGAAGCTACAAAGAGCAAATTACTTGCTTTGATGGGCGTATCTGCGGAAAATGAGCGCGGGCAGCAAGAGGTTGTTAGGTATGCCTCAAGTGTACTAGCCGAGATTAAAAAGTCTGCGGCTGATTCAAAGCGTGATTTAACTGTGTGTAATCCAGACAGCATTGTTCAAGCAATGATTGATGCGGCAAGTTTTGGCCTTACTATTGACGGGCGTCAACATGCGCACATCGTTAAATTTGGCAATAATGCATCTTTTCAAATTGGATTTCGTGGATATTTAGCAAAAATTAAAGAACATTATCCTGATGCAGATTTTACAGTAGAACTTATTTTTGATGGTGATGTTGTAAAAATTTGGGCTGAGGATTCCATGCAAAGGTTTTCAATCACAAAATCAGACCCGTTTGCACAATCACAGCAAAAGTTTAAAGGTGTATTATTTGCCGTATCTTATACAGACAATGGGAAATCTATTCAAAAATGCGTAGCCATACCAAAAGAGCGCATAGACAGAGCCAGAAAAGCGGCAAAACAAGACTATATATGGGCTTCTGATTATTTTGAAAAAGCCAAAGCTGCGGCAATCAAGGGAGCTTGTAAATATATGTTTGCATCATTGCAGGGCTTGCAGGAAATGATACGCCACGATAACGAAAACAATTATGATATTAACAAGCAATCAGAGCCGACAAAATCAAGCATAATCCAGAACATAAACCGCACAATAAAGCCAGAGCCAGAGTCAGAATACATTGAGGCTGAATTTGTGGAAAACATTGATTTGCGGCCTGCTGGTGACGAAGCGGCAAGCAATGGCGTTGAGTCGTACACTTCTTGGCTTGCTACGTTGAGCGATGAAGAAAAAGCACCATTGCGCCAATACCATAAAGACTGGACTAGAAAAGCTAAACAAGTAGACGAAGAAAGGAATAACAATGAGGACGAAGAATCCATTGCGTGGAGCTGATTTGCGGCGGCTGCGTATTGAAGCAAAATTGACGATACCAAAAGCTGCGGATTTGCTTGGGGTTGGCTTCGAAACGTATAGAGCATGGGAATACAATGCAAACGGCGTTTCTAATCTTGCGTTTGAAACCATTGAGAAAAAAATGAAAGATAAAGCCAATGAATTTACTCGAAACTAGAGAACTATTCCACAAGTTATGCGTGCAGCATAACATTGAGCCACAGAAAATTATCCGCAAGCATGGCGTGTCAAAGGTACGTGAGGCGCGGGCGTTGATAATTCAAGCAATGTATGAAGCAGGCGCGAAAACTTGGCAGATTAAAGAGATTATCCCGCGGGATGATAGTACGTTATGGCACGCGAGAAAGAAGGTAATGTGATGAAGCGGAGAGATGGAAAAATTAAAAGGGAAGGAGAATTATAATGTATTGGCGAGTTAGTAAATTAGATTGTGATGATGAAAAATTACCAGACGGGGAGTTTTTACCTGAATTGTATATACATGCCAATGGTGATGATTGCGTTTTTATTAAGTTTGAAGAAGGTGAGATGCATTATCCATGGCACGTTTTTAAAGAACGATTAACATATGGTAATGACAGATTAGCAAAATTTAATTCGTTTAATGAGGCGTATAAATTTATGCTGGAAGTAAATAGAGGTGGATCATGAATAATTCATTAAAGGCTGACATTAAAGAATTAAGTTTTGCTGCAGGAATTGCGGATACGTTTCACGGGCGTAATTGTTGTGCCGCTCTTGATAGGATTGAAGAAGCCCTTACTGCACAGAAGCAAATTGAGCTAAACGAATGGCAACCGATTGAGAGTGCGCCTGATAATGAGTTGGTTTTATTATATTCACCATCTGCTGAAAATCGTCTTTCTCAAATAGAAACTGGGTATGCAGCGCACGGATTTAAAAGGAATTCCTTGGGTGTGAGTAACATGTCATTCCATGCTTTTGCTACCCACTGGATGCCACTACCTGCACCACCTAAAAAAATAATTTAAAATACCCCTTGACTACTTAACTCATCCAATATATTATCCAATGTATCAACCAAGCATTAGAGAAGGTGCAAGATGATTAAATTTACAAAACTCGATAAATCTCCAGCGGATTATTCCATTCAGACCGTAACCGCGCATGGCTCTGTTATTGTTGTGCATTATGATGATTACATGGGTAAGATTATGTTTAACGGTTTTTCATACAACAGCATTGATTTTGAGAGCGAAAGCGAAGCGCATGATTTATATGTGCCATTTGGTGGTAGGCTTGAATATACGCTTGTTTCTATGTCAGGCGTTATTGCCGAAGCCAATAAACAAATACAAGAAATAGTGAACGATGTAATCCATTGCGATCTTGATTACCAGAGAGATTGCGAACGTGATGATAAATTGTGGAATGAGAGGAACGCATGATTTTAAATTTCCCAGCAAACCAGAATAAGAGGGCAGGATATGATGTGGATCATTTGGACTTTACTGAAAACCAAATTCGCATGGTTTACGGAGCGATAGATCAATTTGGCGCGGAATATGTTGCTGGAATACTTGCGCACCTGATACATGAATGCGTTTTGAAAGTTAACGATGATGAATTTACACGCTGCGTATTGCAAGATTTAATCAATAGGATGAATAAGATATGAAAACATTCAAAACAATCTCAAACTACCTTAAAGCCGCATTTATTGGCGTGCTAATTGGGCAATATTGCGCCCCTATACCGCTTGTTGTTAAGGATAGCGCATTACCGCAGAGTAACGGCATAACGCTATCCAGCGGCGCGTATAGCGATCAGTATGATGAATCCTCGCAAGAGATTGCAAGTTTAATTAAGGAGATGGGGAATGAGTAACACCATAGCAATTATAGCAGCATCAACTTCTGCGGCAGCATCAGTTGCAGCACAGCAAGCAAAAGAAACGGCGTGCAAAGGATTTGTTGAAACATTTGATTCAACAAAAGCATCTATTGAAAAAATAAAAGAATATGCAGATTGCGTAAACTTACTATACCCAGGTGCGATGACATCATCGGATGTTTTGCATTTAAAATTATTCATAGTGTTTTGTTTTTGCGGAGGATTGTACGGAATTTTTCACACTTACAAAGAAGAATATAACCCTTCAGCAGGCGATTACTTTGTTGGATTTGGGGTTGGTGTACTTGCTGCGGTGTGCGTTGGGGTTTTATCGGCATTATTTTTTGGCGCAATTTATTTTGTAGTTATGGGGTGAGTTATGATTAGCTTCGGTAAAAAACGCGAGTTTATCTTTGCACGCGAAGATGAGAGAACGGATTTAGACATTGTAAATGACTATATCCAGCTTTTAAAGCGTGAGGTTGATGTATCTAAGGATATTGATGTTTCCTCATCATTGCGTGGTGCAAATAAATTACGCCAGATTATTAAGGAGCGCGTGTAATGGAATGGATGCCGATTGAGACTGCGCCGAAGGATGGGAGTGGTTTTATTGCCTATCAGTCAGTAAACGAAACACAGCACATTACAAGTTCATGTGCGTTTGTTGATGGTCGCTTTGTATGGGTTAATTTTGGAGAAGCAGATCATACCGATGCAGAACCTACCCACTGGATGCCGCTACCCTCGCCGCCTAAAATTATAAAGGAAACCATATAATGATTAAAGACTTTAGAGGCAACCATTACCAAATCCTTGAGGAAACCAGCACCAAGCTAATAGCATACGATGCTGGCACGAAAACAAGAGTTATATATAGTTTAACACTGCCAACGTACTTTGAGAGGGTGCTATGAAATTACTAACACGGAAATTAGGCGAGGACTGGGAAGTCGCAATTCCAGAATTAACCAAGCAAGAGGCATTGCTAACCATGATGCAGAAATGCGGATATTACGCTGAGATGGAGCTAGAAAACGAAATACGCTCATCTATGCGTGATGTTAATGGTGAAACTTTTGAATATAAGGTGGTGGAGATAAAGAAGGACATAGCTGCAATTAAAGAACGGAGTTCGCTATGACCGCCGCCTTGCAAATAAAAATGTTCGATGATGTGTACCCCGACGCGCCTAAAACCGAGGGTATTAAATACGCCGGCTCAAAGTTGAAGCTTCTGCCGCAAATTCTATGGCTAGCTGAAAAAGTGCGCCCGAAAACCGTCTTCGACGGGTTCTCAGGTTCAACGCGAGTATCGCAAGCCCTTGCCCGCGTAGGGTATCACGTTACATCTAGCGACCAAGCGATATGGTCAGAAACTTTTGCGCGTTGTTATCTTCAGTCTGGGAAGCGCGAAAATTACACATCACTAATCAAGCACCTGAATTCGTGCCAGCCTGTCGATGGCTGGTTCACACAATACTATGGAGGCGACCCACAGGCCGACATCCTGAACAGCGGCGACGCAAAGAAACGCCCATGGCAAATTCACAACACGCGCAAGCTAGATGCAATACGGGAGGAAATCGATCGACTGCAACTCGACCCAAACGCCAAAGCGGTTGCGTTGACGAGCCTAATTTTGGCACTGGATAAAGTCGATAGCACGCTAGGGCACTTTTCATCGTACCTACGAGATTGGTCACCGCGTTCTTACAAAACGATGCATTTGGAGGTGCCGCTTGTCGTTGACACTGCGATGAAGCACACAGTCAAAAGGGGCGACATCTTCGAAGTTGCGCCCAACGTGGATGTAGATTTGGCCTACCTCGACCCGCCATATGGTTCGAACAATGAGAAGATGCCGCCGTCGCGTGTCAGATACTCAGCTTATTATCATGTGTGGACGACCGTTTGCCTTAACGACAAACCGCCGTTGTTTGGGAAAGTACATCGGCGGGAAGATACTAGAGATGAGATAGCAGCATCCGTCTTTGAAGAATTTAGGCGCGCGCCATCTGGAAATTTTCTAGCAGTTGATGCAATTCATCGCCTGCTAAAAGTAACGGCCGCCAAGCATATTATACTGTCTTACAGTTCGGGTGGCCGCGCGACGGCTATCGAGCTGAACGAAGCGTTGCGCGATGTCGGCAGGATTATAGAGGTGATTGAAATCGACTATCGCCGAAACGTGATGGCAACGATGACATGGACAAATGAATGGCTTCGAGATGTACAAGAGCCAAATCGGGAATTCTTGTTCCTGATAAAACGTGCCTAGGTATAATCGAACAAGGCCCCCACGGGGCCACGGATGCAAAACACTTGAAGGATTAGGGAAAGGCGCACTAGCAGTTCTTTCTAACTTAATGATGAAAACCAACGCTGATAGCGCGGAATTCATGATCGCAAACGAGAAAGACGGTGAATTTCATTTCACAGCAAAATGGATAAAACACAAAGACTTAGGCAAGGTTAGCGAAACCGATTTCGTGAACATAGCAGCCGCCCAAACAACGGAGAAACCAAATGACGAAACTTGAAACAAATATTGCTAATATTGAGGGCAATGTCGATCTAGGGGAATTTCTTCAAAGCGATCTTGATGCAGTAATAAACGCCGCCCGCGCATACTCCGCCCTCCAAAAACTCGCGCCTGAGATTGGGGCGTTGGTGGAGGGGTATAATAATATGCCAGCTTCTATGGGTAAAAGAGCGCAAGAAAGCGCGTGTCGATTTATTAACGAAAATCACGATGGTTTTAAGATACTCAAGGCCATACACGATAATTTAACGAAGTGGGGGGAGTGATGGGTAAAAACATAAAATGGCCAGACGCTCCGTATAGGGAGCTTATATATTCACCAAAAGAAGATGATATTGTTGCAGTGTGGTTTTCATGTGGCGCTGCAAGTGCTGTAGCTTTACAGCAAACCGTTTTGAAATACGGAAATCTTTGCGAAATACGTGTTTTAAACAATTACATTGCAAACGAGGATGAGGATAACATCAGGTTTAAAAACGATGTTTCTAAGTGGTTGAATGTGAAAATTGAGAACGTAATCAACCCGAAATATCCGTCTTGCGATGTTGAGGATGTTTTTGAAAAAGAGAATTTTATGAGTAATCCTCATGGAGCACCTTGTACAAGATTGTTAAAAAAAGAAGCGCGTTACATTTGGGAGAGAAAAAACAAGGCAGACTGGCACGTTCTTGGTTATACCCTTGATGAAAAAGACAGGTTCAATTCTTTTTACAATACAGAAAGAAGCAATGTTTTACCTGTTTTAATTGAGCAGAAAATAAGAAAGCAGGATTGCTATAATATAATAAATAGTGCTGGCTTATCTTTACCGAGAATATATTCCATGAAAAGTGATTTCGGCGAGGGTTACCCAAATGCTAATTGTATCGGATGCGTCAAGGCAACAAGCCCGACATATTGGAACCACGTTCGCCAAGTGCATCCAGAGGTTTTTCAAAAAAGAAGTGAGCAATCACGCAAAGTCGGAAAAGAGGGAGCCAAACTTGTGAGATATAAAGGCAAGAGAATTTTTCTTGATGAGTTGCCGCCAGACGCTAGAGGAAGGCCAATGGATACAATGAAAATTGAATGTAGTTTGTTTTGTTCGGATTAGAAAGGACACCCCCGATGAGTGAGAAGATGCAAATAAAAGTCACGACAGAGCTTTGGAAGAACGCTGACGGCAAACACCTTAACCTTGTTACTGATATATGCGGTCAAATCATAAAAAAGGTTATTGCATTAGAGGAACAAACAACGATTGACACGCTTGTTAGGTTGGGATGGAAACCGCCAGACGCAAGCCACGACGACAAATTTCTTGCACTTGAGGCGGAGAATGAAAGGCTGCGGGGAAGTTTAGCATTGATTGCCTCAAAGCCTTTAGGCGGTGTTTTACAAGATTATATTTGCGCCAGACAATTACAGAACATTGCCCGTGATGCACTGGAGGTGAAATGACAAAATTCCATAAATCATTATCCAAACGCCTGCGAAAAATAAGCAATGACGCGCACAATGCTGCAAAGGAAATGCGGAAAGTATCGTTGATAGACGAAAAGACGTTATATCAAATGGCATTTAGATTGTTAGAAATGAGTGAGAAAGTGAAGGAGAAGAAAGATGACGAATAAACAAGAGGCCTTGCATAATTTTAATTATGCCGACGCAAATAATTTACGCATGGATGATCTTGGTCAAAAGACTAAAGCAACAATCCGCGCCGCCCTCACCGAAGCACCGAATACAGACACAATCACCCTCTCCCGCGCAGAATTTGAGGCGGTGAAGGCTGCGTTAATTGAAGCCCGCAACCATATGCACGGATTTCCAGCAATAGATCAAGCCCTCACAATACTATCAAAACACGGAGAAACTAAATGAACAAATTTGAAGAAGCGTTAAAATGGATTGACAGAAAAAAGCGCGAACATTTTGGTGAGATAGCTTTACTAAAAGGCTTTGCATTTGATGGTCAAAAATACAAAACACCAGAAGAAATGGAAACCATAGAATACGCCCTCAAACTCACCGCAAGGTTAGAGCAAGTTCCGAGTAAAAGAATGATACTAGCAGCAACATCTCGTAATGATAAACATGAACAAACTATGTATCATGGCATTTTCAAAGCCATGATCGAACAACTGAAAAAGGAGGTTGAGGATGCGTAAAATATTATGTTTTATTGGTCTGCACACTTGGGAAGTGTTTTCTTTATCTTGGTCTGATAGGGTTTGCAAACACTGCGGAAAGGTGAAGTGATTGATTAAATGAGTGCTGCGGCGTGGATGGACACGCTCAAGGGATAAGACAAAGTACACGTTGATGCCCTTGGATTACACACGGCGGAAGAGGCGATCAGTATGGTGGTGATTGGCGGCCTGTTAGTAATTTGCAAGTGAGGACAGGAAATAAAGCAGGTATCAAGCCCTGCCAGCACTCTTTTAATTGATTGGAGGAAGATATGATTGACAACATAAACCCACCGCATTACACGCAACACCCTAGCGGCGTAGAGTGCATACAAATAACGCGCCACATGGGTTTTAACCTTGGTAATGCCATCAAGTACATTTGGCGTGCAGATTTGAAGGGAAATAGCATTGAGGACTTACAAAAAGCAATTTGGTATTTGAACGATGAAATTGAAAAGAGGTTGAAATGACACCAATACCAGACTTTAAAATAACCAACTCAATCCGTTTTCGTGGTGAGTTAAAAAACCAAGTATTGCGCCGCTTTAAAGAAGGTGTACGGAAAAGCATTAAAGAAGGCGAATCCGTGACGGAGATTTTTAATAAAGGCAAGGGCGATCCAATGAGCAGACGAGCAGCCCTAGAGGTTGCAGGCAAAACAAACGTTTGGATTCATTTGGGGCAATGGCAGGCTGTATGGGATGCGGAGTTCGAGGTAAGATGATGAAAATACATTATGATGGTGAAGATTTATGGGGTGATGTTGTTACAAACAACTGTTCGTGTAAATTTGTAAACGATGAACCTGTTGATATTTGTGCATATCACGAGAAAATGGAAAAAGAAAATAAAAGGCTATACGAAGTAATTGAAAGGTTAAACGCAGAAATAGCGCATAAAAATAATTATATTAGAAATACTAAATCGTAATAACCTACTCCAAAGAATCCGCAATATGATGCTGTATCTCAACAGCGCGGTTAAATTCTTCGTCAGTCATATTAAACAAATCATTTATAAGCTCCAAATCATGCGTGCTTAAAATATCATCAAAGTATTGGCGGATTTTCTTACGCGCTCTTTCACGTCTGAAATAATATGGATCAAGGCCAAGGTTATCATTGCTGGGCAGCTTTAGGCGCATACAGACTCCTCTTTGCCATCCATACTATCAATTTTTACAGGGTGAATAAATAGGAAAGGGCAGAAAAAGCCGAGGCTGCAATCCTCGGCTTTCATGGAACCGCTAAACAATGAAACCGCAGCGGATCTGGTAGTTACGTAACGGAGAGACTATACGCTCTATGCTATTTAGTCAACAAATTAAAAGCCCCACATTGGGATAGGACACCAATGCAGGGCGAATACGCAGTAAAAAAGATTCCTCAATCTTCTAAGAACACAAGATTTGCACCTGCAATTCTTATCCATGAATTTATCAAACTGGTGGCAACATTGCAAGCCAATCTTTGAAAATTTCTTCTGTGCATTCGCCATATACCTTGTCGGTATATTCTTGCTTTACGCACTTAAAGAAGTCTTCACTTGGATTTATTTCTACTGTGCGCCCTTGCGATATGCTTGTCGAGCAGGCTGATAACATCAGCGTCGGTGCGAGGGCGATTAACAATCTGATTTGCCGTCTTAACCGTAGCATTGGTCTCTGCTTCCTTCTGTTCTATCTTCTGTTCCAGTTTGCCAGAGTCTTTCGAGAGACGCAGCGCAAGCCCCACAGCCGCAACGAGTAATAAGATGCAAATCATAAGGGGGGCATAAGTCATTCATCAGCTACCTTCATCATAAGCATTTTACCACGCTCAAACATATAAGCATTTCTTTGTGCATTTTTAGACGAACAGGCTATATATTCGTCGCCTGCACTATCATAACCAACAAGACAAACTTCATAACATCCAGCTTGATACGCGCCTTTTAAAACAGCATCAACTGTTGTATCTCTGCCTTTATGGTCAACTGGGAACATTTCAACATTTTGCGCAAGCATCCCGTTTTTCCATTTGATAGATGATAGTTTTGGAATACTGGTTTTATTTACCATCTTTCTTATCTTCTTTTTTCGCAGGTGTTGCCTCAAGTGCAGCTTTGAATGTCTCAAGCATAGGCACAAATAAATCATCATATTTGTTAGATGATGTTTTAAAACTATCAACAACACTATCAATTCCACGGGCTAACAAAGCAAACAACGCGCCAGCAACAAAAGATATAACAGGCACTAAAACTTCAGGTTTAATCAAATCTTCCATAGTCCACACTCCTTTAAATTATGCCTCATTATGCGATATTTTGCCCGCTGCGTCCAGAATAACTTTTCTTACGTTTGGAGGCTGTGCAACCTTCCATATCGGCCTACGACCACCTATACAGCGCGTTTTATCCATGCGAACGATTGAAACATCATCGCCTTGATTGCCGCCTAGAACATGGTAGCAATACTTGTCCTCGCCAACGTATATTCCAACATGCCCGCCGCCTTTGCGATCAAACACTAAAATATCCCCAAGCATGGCATTTGAAACAGGCTTTCCGAAGTCAAGCCATTCCTTAGCACGGATACAAAGGAACGGCGGCTCATACCCTGCGCGGTGTACTATTACGCCGCAATACAGGCCGCACCATGGGGTTGAATCGGCGTTGTACTCCAACCCCACCTTGTCGCGTATTTCACGCGCCCACGCTAAAATTTCAGGATTATTCTTATCGCCAATAAACTCTTTTGTGCCGTACAGTTTTAGCCCCTCCCGTAATATCGCAGGGCTTTTCCCTTCATGCATTAAGAAGCGGTACTGTTTTGGCAAATCGTTCATTGTAACCGTATATCCTTTTTCTTTCTTACTGTTTCTAAAATATGACCATTAACACGGCAAAGCTCTACTGTTTTCTCCGCAGACTTCGCCAAATTATTGGCCTTATCAACAATTATTTTCGTGTCCAGCTTTTCTAGCAACTTTTTAATCATGACCTATTCTTTCGTTGAGAGTGTTAACCGCTATGTCAACGGATTTAAGGGCTACCCTCACCCCGTCAATCACGCTTAGCAGTTTATTGATTAAAAAATAGATAAGGAACCCCTCAGCCGCGCACATGATGAAAAGAATGCTAATTGCGATGTTGTCGTAATTAGCAACCCTCTCCACCCCTTGCACTAGTCCGCTCGGATCAATATCCATCTTCCCCACACCCACACGAAAAATTTAAGTAGCAGCTATTTTATTCCACGCCAGCCCCAGCGTATTACTATCATTTCCAACAGCAAGATTTGCAATCGTACCAGCTAAATGCTCAACATATAGGCCGCCACGGGCATACTCAACATATAAAGTCCCTGTTGGAACTAATGCCAATGTTAATGTTACGTTACCAGAAGCATATGCGGCAGCAGTCACGGTTATTTCTGTTCCGCCACTTGCTGGATCACCATCAAAGCACCTAAAGCCAGCGATAGCTGTTGTTGGAGTTAGGGCAGTAATACCACTTGGGAATGTGATGGGCACAGTAACGGTTGTCACTGAACGAGACGCTGTTGTAAACCTTGGTGGATCAACAGCACCTGATACTGAAAGCCCAAGAATGCTAAAGCATTTACGCATTGTGTTCTTCATGGTGTACGCATAGCTTGCGTTTGACATATGAATACCGTCAGAGCCTAGCGTAATGTTATCTTGTGGTGGCGTTTCATAAATATAGCTTGAATTTTCATCCACCAATTCACGTTGCGCTTGCTTAACCGTGTCATAAGTATCATATGCGGCATCAGAACGGCGGCTTATAGGGCGGATGACAATCTTTGTTTCTGCGCCTAGGAAGTCAACAAATTTATCGAAAACCGCTTTTGTGCTTGTTTTGAAATTAGATACAGTATCCGCAGCGTCAGACGCGCCTTGGTCATGTGGAATAATCTTAACAATTCTATCAATTCCAAATGCTGTAGCAATTTCCTTAAAGTATGTCATGCGTGGACCAAATGCACCTGTTGCCCTACTGTACCACCAGTTTGTATAACCAGAACCAGAGTCATTCGCATAATCTATCGCAGAGCCATCAACCGCACCGCGCAAAAGCCAGTTTTCACTAGTTGGGTAAACCGCATCCATTTCTGCGACTGCTGCAACCTCACCACCATTTTGCTTTGTTTCTGTGGATCGGTGCGCCCCGTGGATGTTAGACTGCCCAGATGTAATAATGCCTCTGTATGTTGTTCCATCATTCGGAAACATATACGCAGACATTTCATTTAAAGTCATGTAGCGATCTGCCACGTGGATTTTACGCACCCATCCAGCAAATGGATCACTAGTCCCGCGCCCTGCAATATTAAGGCGTGTCATGCCGATAGGATTGCCCGTATACGCATCACTATCTTGGTATGTCATAGGCCCCGCAACTATGCGCGTATGCCCTGCTTGCCAGCTTGTGGCCATAGGGAAGCGTTTGCCACGAATAGGGCAATGCACATCATACCCAGTGTAAGACGTGCTAGATATTGCCGTACGCCCGCGAATTTGCCCGTATGTGCTGTTGTTAGCATAAAGGCCGTATGTCTGCGCTGTGGATGAACCGTTAGCGATTTGAATAACGTATTGAGAGGCTGCGCTTGTAACACGGTCAAAAACAACTTCGCAAATACAAGTCCCGTTATCTTCTTCGTATGTTGAGATTGCGGATAAGTTAATATACGCGCTTGCAGCCGTTCTTGTAGCTGTTGCGCCTGCAACTTTTAGCGGGAATGTGCAAACCTCTAATTCTTCAAGCTGGTTAAGCCAGAAGTGAACAATAAAATTGTTTGAGGCAAGTAAGCGCATTTTCCTCGCTGTACTGCTTGGTGTAAAATTCTCAAGGTATATAAACCCATCCTCACCAACTCCAACTCCACAATCCGCCGCAGTAGTAGTAAGGCCACCAACACTATCTGCTATAAATGCGCCTTCCGCACCACCTGTTCCAGAGTATTCAATATAGCAACATACACGCATAGAATGTGGATTTGTGTTACCCGTTGTTCCATCAATTGTTACATACGATGTTCCAGAACCTGCTACAGTATTGTCTATGCGAATTGTTGGATGCCCGTGAATAGGGTGTGTACTAATCGATGCTGCACCAGCCCTTCCTGCCGCCGTCAGCCCCGTTAAATCCGTCATACCCCAATTTGTATTAGTGCATTTATTTGTTGAAACAACATCAAAGCGCATTCCAAGAGGCGTACCGTCAAAATCATGGTCATGGCGTATTTCATTTGATGCAGCGTTTACAAATTTTCCAGTTAAATCCCTGTAAAATTCATTTGTCGTGGCGCGTGAATATGAAGTGATAGCAGAAGGTGAATTCGTGTTAAACGTGTACGAAGTCACATTCGCATCGGTTGCACTTGATCCACCACTAGAACCACCCACAGAACGAGCCCGTAATCTATTCATCTCTTAATCCTTCCACCCCTTGCACTAGTCCGCTCGGATCAATATCCATCTTCCCCACACCCACACGAAAAAAAGTTTAAACCACTGTAAATGTTAATGTTCTTGTGTCTGATCCCAGACCGTTTGTACCTGTAATTTCAAATGTAACAGTTTGCCCTGCGGTGAGTGTTCCAGCGGCGTTGTACGTCCAACCCGCAGAGAACGCACCAGAAACTGTCGAGCCGTTAATTTTCATGACACGGGTGAACGCGTTAGCCCAATCAGCATTACCACCTGCCCATACGCCCGGCTCCATCGTTAATGTTGCCACGGTCGCCGCAGTGATACTTGATCCAGATACACCAGTTCCTGTGACGCGGTATTGTAAGTTTGTTCCGACGATCGTATCATCGCCGATATAATACATAGGGGCGTATTCTTGGAGTTCCACTTGGAAAAGCGCGGGTTTTGAAATCTGAATACGACTGTTAGCCGCCGATGCTCTGTATCTTACTTGCAAGGATGGGTTAGCCGCTGGCGGCTGTGTTGCACCGAAAGAACAACCTACCGCACTTATAATGGTGTCAATTTTTCTTGAGTATACTGCTGAGTTTGTTGATGATGCCGGTATTGCTCCGCCCATATTTCCAAATGAACTTAGAACAAGACCTAAATTGTCAATTCCTGCCGCGCCATCTGATCCATTGTCAATAAAAACACCTTCGCGCCATTCATAAAACGCACCCTTTACTGTTCCTATGAGAGATATGGAAGCGGTATCATCCAAAACAATTGAATTTTCAGAGGCTGGCGTTCCTGTCAAAACAGCCTGCGCTGTAGAACTGTCTGGCGTCGTACACGCTACCGCAACGCTTGTGCCGTTGGTGAGGTTGTTTGTAATCCTTTGACCTGTAGGCCAATTCCCAGTAGGAGCAACGGTTCCTGATTTTGTTCCGCTCGTTCCTGAAAACGTATTATCAGGGTGAATGTTGGCGGAACGAAATGCTTTGGACGTAATATCAGCAAGAATATTTGCTTTTGTTTCAGTTTCAACAATTGGATCAATTGCATTGAAGATTGCCAGACCTATCGCGTACCCACCGCGCTCGTCAGGGTGAACTTTGTTCGTATCACTGGATGGTGACATATTTGCGGGATCGTTATAGGCCGCATAAGTGTCACAAAGAACTATCCTGCTATCTGTTAATTGACGCGCCGCGATTGCTGCAAGTTGTGCATTATTAACCGCTGTTTGCCAATCGCCACCCGTTGTTTCGGTAGAGACTGCAGATTTTACAGTTGTGCAAACAATGATTTTACAGTCTGATCTCAATCCAGCGAGAACCGCATCAAGATTGCGCTCCCACTTGACCATTTGAGCCACATAATCAGAAGATTTTATAAGGTCGTTATGGCCTTGTGAAGCAAACACGAATATTTCAGGCTGTTGTTTTATTGCTTGTTCGCGGCGGGCATAGATTGTATTCATATCGCCGCCTGATTTACATTGCATCCATAGCGCAGCAGGACGAACACGCCCATTAAGAAGGATTAATGCATGAAAAGGGGCGTTTTTTAATCCATTAGCTGAACCTTCTGAAGAAATACCATCACCGTAGAAGACCACACGGCTATAAAGTGGGGCTAACGGTTGAACGCCACTACCACTAGAACCACCCACAGAACGAGCCCGTAATCTATTCATCTCTTAATCCTTCCACCATAAACCGCCAAACAACCTAACCGCACGATACGAAAGCGCAACGTGCCAACTTTTTACGCCGTAAGATATTAGCATATCTCTAAATAAAATATCAGCTTCTTTTCGCGTGTATTTGAAATATCCATGTAGAATACCTTTGTTGGCATATAGATAATCATGCACTAATGCCGCAGCCCTATGCACACCATCGCGCTGGAATAACAACTTCGCATAACTTGCGCCATCAAACTTAAACCCCATAGGCACAAAAAATCTAGTCGTGCGTAGCGTAAATACAAACGGAGCTGCCAACTCGTATATGTCGCCGCTTTCTTGGATAGGGATAATGTTAGGCTGCGTAAGCTGCATTATTCACCATCCGCTGCTTGAATAGCAATAGTAGCAGAACCAGCCCCGATAGCAATAATGTGCGTATCATTTGGGCTGTTCTTTTTATATCTTACTTGCTTAACACCAGCGGCAATATAAGCACCTCTTTGCCCTGTGCTAGTTGTTGGCATAACAACCGTATCGGCAGACGTGCCAGAATTGACAAACACATCATTTGTCGAGCTTAAATTGTCGATAATTACATAAAGCGAGTTAGATACAGTTAATGCCTTAACTGCACTTGATGTTGTGACATCCATCAAGTCAGTCATTCCACCTAATTTTTGAGTGTCTTTATTCATTTAATTTACTCCTTTTAATTGGTTTTGCGTTTTTTAAGGCTTGCATCATTTGGTTTTCAAATGGTTTTTCACCTAATTCTTCAGATAATTTATTTGCTCTAGACGCTGCATCATTTATGATTTTTTCAACAGGTACTAAATTTTGCTTATACGCTTTTTCAACATCATTTAAAATTTTATCTTGCTTAGATTTTTCGATCTTATTCCAAATTTGTTTAGTATCAACATTTTGTTTTCCAATACCCATTTGTTGAAATTTTTTCTCAATTTCATTACGCCAAATGTTTTTTCTAACATCAGAAGTTAGGCCAAGCATTTCAGCTCTATTTCTTGCAATGTTGCCAATTTCTATTTCATTAGAACTTGCTTTGCGCACACCTTCCCTGCCTGCTATATATTGCTCTGGTGCTGGCAGCCTTCTTTCGATTGGTATAGCAGCCTGCCCAGCCTGAACTGGTGTAATCATAGGTGTTGACTCCGCCTTTGCTCTTTCAGCCGCCGCCTTTACACCAGTCCCAGCTTTTGCGCTTTGCGCCTCTGCCGCCGCTTTCATAGCCGCAATTTCATCATTGCTTGTCACAAATTTATTAGGCGCAGGTAATGCAAGCATTTCCTTTTTATCTATATCTTCAATTATTTCTTTAATTACTTTTTTATCATCCGCACCAAGGATTTTCCCAGCTCCTGTTAATACGCCAGATAATATCTTTTTTGCTTGAACGGAACCAAGTGCTTTACCGCCAAAATACAATGTTCCGCCAATTAGCGCCAATGGCGTTAAAGAAGGTAACCCGCCAAAACCATAAGCAGATGCAGCAGTTAATCCAACGCCGCCAGCAAGTTTAGGGTTTACTTTTTCTATAATTCTTTTTAATGAGTTACTATGATCCGCTTGCGCTTTTTGAACCAAAGATTTTTCTGCGCGGTATAAATTATGTTCCTCCCTCAATCTTTGTTTTACACCAACATTTTCTGGCATAAGCTCATCAACTAAATTGTTCATAGCGCGGCGCAGCTCTAAAGCTGCTTTTTTCTTTGGTTTTATATATTCATCAGTGTTGCTAAATAAATTTTCCTGCTCTGTAATCCAATTATCAAGTTGTTTTCTTGCTTTAAGAACACCCGCCGCAGAATAATCATTATTTCTTTTAAAAATATTCTCAGCTTCACGAATAATGCTTTTTGCATATTTACCAGCATTGCCTTGAATGAAATTTTTATTTTTTAATTTTTTATAAGTATCATCTAATTGGATTTGTAATTTTTGCGGCGCAACAGGTACATTATTTTTAAGGACATCATCATATAATTGTATGCTATGCGCTTTGTTGTAATCTGTGATTTTATTTTGCATACTGCGATTAGAGCCACCAAAGTTAGGGATTTTGCTAACTGTTTCCGCAATTTCAATTTCATCTTTTGACGGCATTATAACATCGCGTTTAATAATTAAGCCTTTTTCTCTTGTTCTCAAACCTTGCTCAATGGTTTTTTTATTTTTTGTTCCAGATACAGGCTCTCTAATCGCCTCAATTATTTTACCAATTTCTTGTTTTTTAGCGGCCTGCCCTACAGCCTCTCCACTAGCCTCCAAAACATTTCCTGCCGCCTTGGAAACTGTAGGAAGCGCAAGACCGCCAGCAATATTTGCGCCAGCCTCTAACATACCAGCAGTGCGTGGATTTGTTTTTGAAAACTGACCATACTGTGAACCAATCGCTTGCGCCTCTTGGCCTAACATTTGCTTTAAATTTCTGTCCTGACCTGTAGGATCATAAGCTGGTAAATTCTCCAATGCTAAATTAGCTGCACCACCAATTAAGGCACTAGGCGCACCACCTAATCCATAATCAGCAGCCCGCAATCCAGCATAACCTATATCGCCAGCCGCTCCAAAACCTTGCCCTACACTTTTGACTATATTTTCAAACTGAGTTTCTTTACCCTGCGCCGCCGCTTGTGGGTATTGCTCAAATACTTTTTGACCACGCTCAAATAAACTTTGACCTAGATCACCCATAATTGTTTTTTGCGGAATCTTGTAATTTTGCTTTGCATAAGATAACACATCATCCATTGATGCGCCTTCTGGTGCTGTTATTTCAAGAATTTTACCATCAGGTGAAGTTATTTCGTAAATAGGCATTTATTCACCCTTTACCTTAATCGACCAACCGCCGCTATTTAATAATTCACTTGATTTTTTTGGCGCGACTTTACCAAGAATTCCATCTATAGTATTTAATTTTTCAACTTGAACTTCATAAGGAAGTTCAGTATCTAAATCCTCAACAGCAGATGTTAATAATTCAAGTTCTTTCATGTTGATTGCGCCAAATCCAGTTGCGCCAGTTGGTGACGCTGCTTTCAATTCCAATAATTTATCAAGCGTTAATGTTGATCTAAGTGTTTTATATATGCTTTCCATAGTATCGGCATTAGCAGCCTTGCCTGGCAATGCTAAGCCAACTGTTGCAGAAAATCCACTAGAACCCCATTTTTCAAGTTGATTGCGTGCTTCTGAAAGTTTTTTAGTAGCAATATCAACTGCTTGTTTTTCTTGTTTCTCTTTTTCTTTTGCGGCTTTTTCCACTTTTTCAACCGCCTGCTTTTCTTTTCTTAATGCAATTTCCTTGACTTCCATATATCTATCAACAGTTCCTTCTGGAACGCGCCCCGCATCCTCATCAGCCTGTAATTGCGCCAATTCACTTAAAGGCTGCATTGATTCAGCAACATTTTTAGCTGTTTCCTCTGTAACGGTAGCTTGGTAAAGAGGAGAGCCAACATCGACACCAACAGGAAGATTTTGTGTCGCTAATGGCATATTTGGTGCTACAGGCAACGCAGAACCAGATAACGGCTGCTGGACAATTTGAGAGGCTGGCAATTCAGGAACCAAACCATCACTAAACGTAATCATGTCTTGAGCGCCGCTTTTATCAGCATTCCAATCTTCCAGCGCAGCTAAAGCCTGATAGTCAACAGGCGCAGAAGTCTGGACTGGTTGAGGTTGCACTGGCTGTGCTACTGGAGCTTGCTGTTGACCGCCCTGGTCTGTTAAGCCAGACACAAATTTAGCATAAGGGCTTTGTGTTGTTTGTGGGATTAAATTGCCCATCAAATCTTTAGTGTAAGTTGTACGATCTGGCTCTATTGCCGCCATAGCCTGCAAACTAGCATTATCATATTCATCAAGAGGCGCACCGAGATATTTTTTCAACACTGCTGTTTTTGCTGTTTTTTCAATGTCAAAATCTGGCTTTTGTTTAGTCAAAGCGTCAAGCTGTGCTTGCTTAATATTTGTTTCCAGATTTCTGTCTGGATTAGCTAAATTTGCCAAAGAAGAAGCATAAGGCTGCGAATATAGTTGTGGCGCAGCACCAGCTAATGCCGATAAATGCTTTAAAGCATTGGATGATGTTGGTGTTTGCATCCGATCAACAGCACCAGCAAGATTTGAAAATATATTATTATTACTTAAAGGTTGTGCTTGCTCTGGATCGGAATTTGTTAAAACCTGATTAAATGTTTGAAGCGCACGAGAAGCAGGACGCACAAAATTAGCTAACGGCGCGAGGAAAGAATCTTGCGGCGCATTCCAATTTATGGTCTCTCCACTTGATAATTGTGTAGATGTAGGATTTCCAGAAAATAAATTAGCTAGTGCATCAAATAACGCCATGACGCACCTCATCAAAATTTACACCAATTTTGCCATAATCAACAGACAAAAAGCCGTCTTTTTCATAAATAGCTTCTGGATGCGTTTCTAATACTTCTTGCGCCATCACGCCACGATAACGCTTGCTTGGCATGTCCTTATAAGAAAACTCATAAATATTATGACCGTTTTGCGCACCCACATACTCAATGTTTTCTTTTAATCGCTGGTCTGACGCAGCACGAATAGAAGCAATAGTCCCCGCAGTATTTAACAATCCACCAATACCACCACTTGTTTTTACTGATCCAGCGGGCGCGGAATTAAGAAATGCACCAGTAGGATATGCGCTCATAACACCAGATAACCAATCATTGGCAGTTAATGGTGCTTGCTGTATTTGCTGGTTTTGCGCTTGTTGCATCCCGCCAGTTTGCAGCAAATTTTGAATAGCTTGTTGCTGTTGGTTAAGGCCAGTTCCTAGAGCAGTATTGTACTGCCCAGACATAATAGAGCCTATTTTTTCCATGCGTGATAGATCAATATCATTTGCACCTAAAAATTGCCTATTAGACCCTAATTGACCCGCCGCGCTAATGTTTTGCTGTAATATACTATTTTCACCTTGCGCCTGCCTATTTACTTCGTCAATAACACTACCGATATATGGATTTAAATATGGAGACACAACATTTGAAACACTTTGTGCTGTAGGATTCGCGGCTTGCGCCGCTAAATCAAAGGCAGATGTCTGAGCTTGCGTAAAATCAGCAGGTTTGAAAAGTGACGTATTTTGTGAAAGCTGCGTAGCATCATTTACAAGCTGGTTAAATGCACCCTGCGCGTTTTTAGGCAGCGAGTAAAAACCCGTTGCAGGTGTTTTAGTCTTTTGCGCTCCTGTTAAACTACTAAAAAAACCCATTTTGACCTCATTCCTAATATAGTATATAATTACCGTTTTGCAAAAAACTATTTTACAAATTGTGATGTTGTTTTATACGTATCAACAGGGCACGAAATAACAATTCCAAGCAACCTTACATCCGCACCGTAAGTATCTAAAACATCTCCACCTATTCTTGACAATTTCATCATCATACCATCAGTTACATGATAATCATCTCCGTCAATTGCAGCAAAACTAGAAACAAGATTTCTGTCCGCCGTATTATCATCAGTAACTAATGAATTAACCGTACTTACTTGCAATGTAGTAAAAGATGATGGCATTACCTCGCCTAGCTTTATTTGTTTATAATCTAATTGCCATAAAACATTACCGCTTGCACTTGTGGTTTTTTGCCAAAAAACATGAATATTAAAGTTTTCGCCTTCAACATATCCATCTGGAAATTTAAAGGAAAAGAATACTAATTCCGTAGAGGCCGCATCAAACAAAAACCCGCCGTTTGTTGTATCAAAATCAGGATCACTTGCTCCGCCATGTGGATTAAACGCCGTTGATGGTAAAACCACGCTTGAATAACCATAACGCTGCGATGCATCTGACAAATCAACATCTTCTTCACGCTTACGAATAATATCCCGTAACGTTTCTGCCATGTCTGCATTTGTCTCAGTCAATAATCTGCGGTATTTTTCCATCAATTATTTCCCTGTAGCTGCACTTCCTCGTGCCATTCACCCATAACCCAATTTTGCCCCAAAGCATTGCCAGATAATGTATATTGGTAAAATCTGCCACTTATTGATGTTGGTATGCGCTCTTGTGTTCTGGTGCAAGTATAATCATTATTGCAAGTGAAAGCGGTGGATTGAGGCCATTGCTTTCCTTTCACGTTAATAGAAATATCTCCGCTTTGAATACTATCTGGAATAATTCCAACAACACCAACAACACGTTTACCGCCTTGTTTGCGGGTGTTAAATTGCAAAGACCACGGCATAGACACACCATTAGCATCTTTGGTTGTCTCGTGCTTATAAATTAGAGCATTTTCATCTGATAGACGCGGCAATGATAAGTTAATCTCTGGATATTCTGCGGCAGTACGCGTTAAATCAAGCGGATACCAAGAATAATCATTAAGATTTACAATAGCAACTCTATTAGGCTCTGTTTCTCCATCTTCCGCATAATGAAACCAAACCTCGCGAAATTTCTTATTATACCAAGCAAAAAATTTATTTTTTTGTCCAAAATTTATATTATCAAACACATACCGAAGCATTGTTGCCTGTGCGCCAGAATTTGACGGTATAACCTCAACACCACCGCCGCGCCACATATAAAAATTATCATTACCCATCCAAAATACAGTACCCTGAACAACAACACGCGCCATAGGCGATATAATCCCTATAGGCTCTAATGGCTTAATTTGCCAGACACCAGCCTGCGCCCCAACAAAGCGCATTGTATAGCATCGTTGCTCTGTAAATATAATGTTTGTTCCATTGGCGTTTGCATGAGACATTAAACGCCCTGCGCCTTCAATATTATCTTCAAAAACAGCATTTGTTGAGCTTGCAGTCCAGTTTGTAATATCACCTTGCGCGGATGAAAATATCTTGTTTAGAACCGCTCCTGCGCCAAATGTGACTAAAATATTATCTGACACAAACGCATAATTTACATCATCAGGCGCATTCGCTACAACCGTAGGGGCTGCACTAGTAGAGCCTCCCCATTGATATATAGGCGTGCCATTACCCCTGTTCATAATTATGTAATCGCCATACTTATCAAAAAACCATATTGTTGGTAATTTTTTACCAGAATTTGATATAAGCGCAGTGCCATATAACCCCGCACCATATAACCCCATTCCGTAGCCCTGACCGAAAGTCTCATTCTCGTTACCATTATCAATGGGGGGGAAATATACCGTGCTTGCGCCGCCAGATGATGATACGCTGCTTGTTGCTGTTCCAGTCGTTACAACATCAAAAGTATTGGTTGCAACATTCCGTATAATATGCTCAACATTGATCGTTGCCGCTAAAATGCCGCCTGTGTCTGTTGCGCCAGATATTGATACCCTATCGCCATCTAATAGCGTATGGCTTGCCTTAGTTAGCGTGATAATTCCACAAGAGCGAACCACAGAAGCCCCACCACCTGTAGCCGTACTTGTTGCTGCTGTAGATACGGAAAACTCATAATACCCAGTTCCTATTGTTCTTATAGTGTGCGCAGAATTAAGCGTGGTGTTTAAAATACCGCCAGTTGTCGTTGCACCAGAAAGCGTCACAACATCACCAACACGGAATTTTGCATAATTTGAATCAGTAATTCTAACTACTTTGCTATCAAGCGTCACAGATATAGGGTCAGAGCCAAGAGTACCGTAAAGCGTGGCGAGTGAATTTGCAGCGGCAACACTTGTATCCTTAAATGGCGTTATGTTTACCAAAGATCCGCCATAAGAATTGTAAACTTTTTTATGAGTACCGAATACAGTCTGAACACGGTTGGAAAACGTGGTGGAAAATATAGACCTGCATACACCAGAAAGCGTATCGCCATTAAACTCTTGCAGCGTGTAGCCGCCTATTTTCTCAGGCTTACCATCAACAAAACGGATATTTTCACTCCATGTGTAATGTTCCGTGGCAAGGCTTGTCATGTCCGTATCTGGCTCAATGCCAGCGGTGCATTTTAAAGGCACAATCTCAGATACGGTTGTTGACATAAATTATCACTTTGTTCTAAATGCGGAAATAAACGTATTGCCTATGCCAGTGGTTGAATTGACAGAAGGCGCAGAACCATTGTAAGCGTACAATTCAAAATAATCCCCAGACGTTACGGAGAAGTCACCACTGACTTGCAAGGTTGGCTGTGATGCAGAAGATAAACTTACAGAATGAACAGCCACATCAGTAGAGCCATTTTTTCGGATTTTAACGCCAAAAATACCATTATTCGTATTCGGGATAACTATCTGCCCCGTAATATGAACGCGCCCTGTAAAATTAAACGTAAGGCGAGAGTTATTGGATGATGTATCGTGATAAGTGTTATCATCGTAATCCTCAGCATCCATCCCTATAGCTACCCAAGAAGCAACCGATAAAGTTGAAGTCGTGGATGATTGGTAAGCCTTAACGCCAGAACCCAAAGCCGCTGGCTCAATCTTTGACTTAATGCTCCAATTCGTTGCATCAGCAATCAAAACAGCAACATCATACTGATTTCTCAAAACATAAGTAGTGCTTCCATCAATCGTTTCGCTTGCATCGCCATCAATCGTTACCGTGTTTGTGCTGCTATCAATTTTCTTAACAGTTATTTCATACCCGCTTGTGGCGGTGGCAGAAGCGGGAAGGGTTATAGTGATATTACCCGCCGTTGCATCAACCAACAAAACCTTGTTTCTATCACTTGTCAAAACCGTATAGTTTGCCGACTTTGCGGCAGTGACATAATACGTCACATCATCAACATCTTTAATCAAGCTATCCAGAGAGTCAAAGTTATCATTAAGATAACCACCCCACAAATCCTCATCAATAGCATCCGCGACTAGCGGTTTATTAAAACTATAATTAGTTGTTAAGGTTGGCATTACGATGCTCCCAAATGTCAAAAACATATTTGCGAGGCTTTAACGCCTCTCGCTCTTGTGTGGTAAGATTGCGAGCAACAGCTCGCGCGGTATTGGCTACTTTTCTATCCCACACATCAAAAGGATCGGGGAAGTTTTTGGCCGATAACTTTGACACAATCACATCCCCAGATTTTTGATAATACCAACCAGCCTCATAAAACCATTTATGGCTATTTAAGCTATCGGTTGCTACATAATCCATAACTACCCCAAAATAACGTAGTTATACACGCTCGTATCACTTGCCGTGCCAGCTACAGTAAAGCCCGTGCCAGCCGTGATAGTCTTAACCGCTGGAACCGCACCAACAGTGCCACCAACCGTTTTAAGCGTAATCACAACAACGGAATTTGGTGTAATTTTGTTGTTTGTCACAGTCACAGATGAAGTGCCGTTACAAGTAAATGTACCTCTGCGCCCTGCATAAAGTCTGTTTGCGTCACCTAAAGTCATTACAGGCATTGTATTTCTCCTTTCAAAGAATTGTTTCGATTGTTAATTGCCCACTCCCACTTTTGCGCTTTCCAAAAGACGACAAATGTGAAAATTCATTTTGCGCTCGTGCGCTGTAATACGCTTCCATCTTTTCATCTTGTCGCATCTCCCCATGCAGCCTAGATAAAGCCTCATACATAATTAACTGGTCTGCGTTTTCAGTGAAATCATTTGTGTCACTGTCAGCAGCTAAATCATCGTATTCTTTTATGTAGTGTACTATTGTTGTGTAATCTTCTTGCGGGTATGGGTAAACATAAAATGACCCTGCTTTCCATGTATAAATACAAGGTATTCCGCTGCCCTCAATGTCCTCAATGTCATATTGAACAATCGGCACTTTTTTTAAAGGGTAACGTAATTGACTTTTTTCAATCACAAATCCATTTTCAGATAATTCAAATTGAAAATCATCAGGAATACCAGAAATAAGCGGATTGCCAGTAGTCAAATTTATTGTTTCACTTGATTCATTAAACCAAAATTTTTGCCGTTTCCAATAACGAACAGCAGTGTTAATAGCATCAGCGACATCCGAAGTAGCAACCGCAGTTCCTAGCGCGTCTTGCAACCGCTTTTGAATTTTGGTTTTTAACTCTCCGAATGTCGCCATGTGCTTATACCTTAGCTGTCGTAAGCTACGCCAACTTGGAATGTAATAGATGCCGTGGCATCTGCAGCAGCAGTTTTTAACTGAACCGCAAGCCAACCATTTGCTTCTGCTACAAAGCTCAAGCCTTCTTTTTCATCAGGGGAGGCAAACCCACCAGATTGTGCAGCCGTTGACAATGATACCCAAGCATCCACGTCGTTTGTGTACGTGACGTTATCATCATATACATAACCAACGTTTACAGTTGTCGTTCCTGCGCCGAAGTCGCCGCAGTGTATTGATTTATCGGTAATATGAAATCTTGCGCCTTTATTAAAAGGAACAAGTCCAACATAAGCATCTGCCGCCGTACCAGAAGGCACAGAAACAGTTCCTTGCACAAGGCGAACGCAGCCATCACGGTCACATTTTGCCTTTAGAAAGTCTAGATATGTGCCGCTGTATTGCGTTGGCACTACTGAAGGTGTAGTCATGGTTTATCTCCTTAGGTTAAAAATTAAGAGTGAGCAGCCGCATACGTGCCAATTACGATAACGCCAGTGTCATCTTTATTAGATGGTGACATTTTCTTAATTCCGTAAAGCAACTCAAACCCAATACCTTTATATTTACCGTAATCTTTTAATTGATTTACGATTTTCAAAGGAACATCATCATCACTTGGGCGACCACCGTATGGAGAGGCAAAAGACAAAGCATCTTTACCTACCAACACATTGCGGCGAACCGTAGTAATAACCGCAGATGTTGAACTGTTTGCGCCGAAAGCAACCCGTGGGGCTTGCCAGATTTTGACATTTGCATACGTACCCAAGAAGATTTTACGATCCATCAAACGATTGGATAATTGATCTTCTTTACCACCTTGAATATTTGCAAGCTGGTTGTTGTACCATGTAATTGCAGAACCAGCGTCATGCTTTAAGTTTACAGCATCAGCAGGTGAAATATACAAATGGAAATAACCATCATTAGCAGGCGCAATAGGCTGGTTAGATAGGTCATTTTTTTCCATAGCGTAGTCAATAAGCTGCAAAGTCATAGTATCAGCACTTGTCAATGCTTGGTCAGTTGCAGCACCAGCAGCCCGTATAATACGGTCAGTGGTTGGTGCAACAATAGAGTTGTGACCTTGTACGTGAAGTTTATCCGCTGTGCTTGCATACGTTGCGCCATCAATCGTAAATGATGTTGGATTAACACCTGCAAGCTGGTTAAATGCAGAGGCGTCCATAAGCTCCATTGCGCGTAACGGCAAAAGCTCATTTACAACTTGCTCCATGTTTACCTTAGTGCGCTGTGGCTCAATACCAGAGTTTGGGATCAATACAGCATCACGGCTTTCATTGATAACCATAGAATGAGACTGCAAGTCCATTGCTTGCTCATTACCATCAAGCGTGCCACCCTCACCTTTTGGAACACCAGTCATTTTACCAGCGTAAGAAAAAGTTACAGTATCGCCTTTATTGTCGCGGCCTTTAAATTCGCTCGGCATATATACCGAACCGTCAGAGACCATTTTACCAAAATAAGACATGCGGCTCGCTTGAACCCACGCCTTCATTTCCCATAGTTTTACGGTAAGTGCATTACCAGTTAGCATTGATGTAGCTGACATTGTGCCATACTCCTTTGTTGAATGATTAAAATTTTATCAAACAACCGTCATGACACAGAATTTGTAAGCCTCTGGTTGGCCTGTGGTTTATACGGACACGACCCGTTTTGACAGCAGGCACTTACGAGTGCGCGACCCTTTACAGCTTTTTAAAGTGAGCGAACACAATAGGGCGTTATTATGATAACGCCCCATCACCTCGTCTGTCAAGTATATATTTACATTTGAGCTTCTAACTCTCTTATCTGAGATGGTGTTAGTTTTGCAAAGTCAGCAATAGTAATACCCTGCAATATATCAACACCAATAGATTGCGATCCTGTAGCTCCCCCAGCGTTAAGCCCAGTTGCAGCACGCTTGCGCACCTTTTCAATCTCAGTCAGCGTCTTTTGTTTTGCTACAGGCTTAACATCTGCCTGCTGTGGTTGCGCCACTTGTTTCTTATATCCTATCTCATGCGCCAAAGAATAGAACTCCTCAGCAGGATTTAACCCATTAGCAGCAAATTGATTAGCAATGCGCAATATCTCAGACGCCACCATCTCCTTCACTTTAGATTGGTGCATAAGTGGGTTTTGCAAGCGAATAGCCTTATGTAACTCTGACTCAACAACCTGAGCCGCCGCATCAAAGTCTGGTGCTTTCTTTTCCTTAAACTCAGAAATAATATGCCCAAAATTCTGAATAGCTTGTTGGCGTTGCTGCGCTAATTGATCTTGTTGCTCTCTAAGCTCTAATTTGCGTTTAAGCTCAGTGATTGTTTCCTTGTTCTTTTTATCCTGATAAAGCAAATACCCAGCCATATCCTCATCAGGGTCAGGTGCTTCATCCTCTTTCTTAGTATCATCTGGCTTTTGTAATTTAGCAGCCTCAAGTGCAACAAGTCTCGCATTAAGCTCATCAGCCCTGCGCTTTTCCTCCGCCTTCTCACGGCGCAACCTAGCCCAAGCAGCATGGTCATCTTTAGCTGGCTCTTTGTCATCCGCACCCGTCTCCACAACCTCAGTTTCTTCTGCCTCATCTTCTACAGGCGCAATTTCTTCCTCAACCTTCTCATCCTCAACAGGCGCATCAGCAGCCGCAAGCTCAGCCTCCAAACGCGCAATCTCTTTTTCCTGTTCCGTAAGTCCGTCAACAAGTTCTTCAGTCATATTTATCCCCTTAGGTTGTTAAACATTGATATTAGTTCTAACCACATCCGCATTTTGCATGAGATAAGTCTCCATCTCTAACTGCTGCGTCTCCTCAAGCGTTTTTGTTGTCAAGGCCGCATCTTTTTGCATCTGCACTCTGATCTGGTCAATTTTTGCTTTATTGACATTAACCTCTGATAGCAACTTTTGTATCGTTGCTTGCGATGCCTCGTTTTGGACAGCCTGCAATTGTGCCTCAAGCTGCTTGACATAATTTGGATCAATCTCTTGCTGCTGCGGGTTTAACATCTGCTGCACTTTAAGTTTATCTTCCTCATCAATCGGCATATATTTCAAAGCAACACCATATATCATCTTGCCAGTCGGATCACCAGCCGCCAATAACTTATCACCTAAGCCTGTCAAAACCTGCGCAAACTCTAGTTTCTCATCTGGCGTTTGAGGAGCCTCCTCAATAGATACATCATACTCACCAGCTATTTTATCACTAGCTAATGGCACAAACTGCCTACGGCCATCCTCACCTATCAATGGCAAAAGCATACCATGATTGTTCTCAGCAAATATGCGAATATAGTCAAGCAGCAACTTTGCAACCTCTTTTTGATACAAAGTCACTGCATCCATATAACAAGCCAAAGAAGCCGTAATCTGCCGCAACCTACGACGCTGCAACAAGGCCGTCTCTTGTTTATTCTCACTTGACCCCAAAAACGTTCGATCTATCCCAGACACATCCCCAATAGCACTATCAGCCATAGAAATTATCTGCTCATACCCAGTAGGCTGTTGAGGCTGCGCTTTTGGCTGTATCTTACCAGCACTCAATGCGCCTTCATTTACCTCCACAACCCCATCCGTCTTAGCATACTTGGCCTCAAACTCCCCTATATCCTCAACAGCACCCTTCTCAATCAGAACACCGCCCTTTGAGTTTGTGCCAATTATAAACATAAGCTCAGTCAAAGCCTTGTTATAATATAACGTTGGCTCTTTCAAAGAATTAACTACACCAGTCCATATTTTGCGCCGCTCATCAAAGTCACCAGATGTCTTAAATTTTATGCTAAAGCCATGCTGAGATAGCGACTTGTACCGATTAAAGCACTTATCGCCAGACACCACAGCCGTGTAATACACTTTTTTCTTGTACGGCATTGGCTGAATATACTCACCAAGCATCTCCTCCAACTTAGACTTTGTAGAAGCATCAAAGTCCAGCAACTCGGCGCGTGAGTCAAACTCCTCCACATCCTGCGCTATCATATCCAAATTCATCTGAACCAACTGCACAGCCTGCGGGTTAGTCAACGTAAATAGAGGGTTTTGCGCACGGTAATGATCCACAACCTCAACCCACTGATAAAAATAGACATTAACCATCGTCTTCTCAGCATCGCAATACTCATAACCAACAGATATTTTATCGTATATACCACCACGCGGATTATAATCATAATCATCCGCCTGCTCATCACCCAGCTTCTCAAAGTCATCTTCCGTGCTATCACTAAACATAGCAATAGCATCCTCAACACTATACTGCCTCGGATAATACACCCACCGCGCATCCAATAAATTTATATGACGCGCCTGCGGATCCCAGCCAACCAAATTAGGCTCTATCCTACCCTGTATAATCTCACCATTCGGATTTGTACTCGATAACCCATCACCAAACGTCATAGCAGTCTCAATAGCACCATACCCGCACACCAACATATCCCCATCCTGCTGCGTCTCAAAATGATCGCTATTAGCATTGTCACGTATATAATCCGCTATCGCATTCGCATATTTAGAATACATGCCAGCCATAGGATTGTCAGCCATACGAGCCACATACGAAGCCTTGCGCCTGTTCTGCGCCATAAACCCCTTTATCGCATTCACATACGGCTTAATCTTATTAAACTTTACCGTAGCACGCTTCTTTACACCATCACCAGTCTGGAACTGAACCTGATCCCTATAGTCCATCATGTCGCCATTGTAAAACGACCAACACTCCCTATTGTTCCGATATTGCGCAGATAACCCACTCTGCGACATCCGCTTGTGCTTCTTAAATTGCGCAACTACCTCAACTTTTGACTTCATCCAAGCAACCTACCCGCACACTCAACAATACGACGCAATGGCTGCTTCAACGTACCACTATCCTCACGACCACCACGCCTAAAATGGAACCCATCATCATCCAAATGCACAACCTCAACACCACGCTGCACATAAGCCTCTATAGCCTCCATCACGTCATCAACGCTCGGATACTCCACAGACACCACACGCTTAATTGGCTTCAACTCCTGCACCGCCGTATGCACACCCTCACCCAACTTAGGCGCAGCACCAGCACGTGGCACATCAACAACAGGCGTCTGAACACTCAATATCGACTGTATCAACTTGTCCTCCTTCGCCTTATGATGATAAGGAATACCCAAATTGTCATGCACCGCACGCAATTGCTCAATACTCATCAATCTTAAATCTTCTAATCTCATCTAACCACCAACCGCTTCATCTAACCCCCAATACTTGCGCATCCATTATTGCATAACATCACCAGCCACGCAACACTAAAAGTCTAACCAACTCTCCTGACCAACACTCCCCCTATACGCAGACACCCTCCGCCTCGATGCACCCTGCACACCATGAACCCCTATCCCACGCACCATATACCGCATCGCATCCATCAAGTGATCGTTCACCTTCACCACCTTCCCCTTCTCATCCCTCCGATATAACCGATACTCAGCCATCAACTCCCTGCACGTCCCAAATATCCTCAACCGACCAGTCGTCAACCGCTCGTAACACTCAAATATCCCAGCCTCCACCGTATTATCAGCTAACTGCAACCTCAACCCCTGCGCCTTGTACAACTCAATTATCTGCGCCCCATCCGTCTGCGTCCTACCCCTACTCGCAGGATCAATAGCACCCACTATCCAGTCACCCCTAGCCTTTATCGCAGCAGCATGTAAAGCAGGCTCACACTGACCACGCTTATACTCCCCAGTCACATATATAATGTCATTGTCCATATCATACGCTCCCCAAGCAGCAGCCGTATTGTTCCACCCCACATCAAACCCATATAACTGCCTGTAATGCTTCGGTATCTGGAACGGCTCACACACCACCGCACTCTCAGGCACCTGATACACCGCACCAGACCCCAATGCAGGCACACCCTTACTCCGCGCCTCCCTCTGATGCGGCGGCAAAGACGCTAACAACTCAGCCTTATCCTTCTCACTCAAATGCGGCGCATCATCCCATGTCGCCTGCACTATCACAGCAGCACCAGTCTCCGCCTTCGCCTGCATCGACAACACAGTCTCACTCACACCCTTCAGCGGCGTGAACGTCAACATCACCAACCCGCCCGTAGTCATCGTTCGGATCAAGTTCTCCGCATGTATATTTAATGGCGGCTCCTCGTCCTCCCATATCACATCCCTAGCAGTCGCTTGGAACGCTTCCCGCCCTTGGTCATAACTCTGGAACTGTATCACAGACTGACCACCCAGCGCGTGCTTCACCGTCACAGTGTCATACGCATCTGGAATGCCCGACTTCGCCCTCGTGTCAATTAT